CTAATCTATTATCTGAATGATTGTATTGCACATAGCCCCTAAACTCATCGTCGCCGGAAGTGCCGTCAGAGAAGAAAAGGCTTCCATTATTTGCAGTTCCACTTCTGACTGTGATGCCTGTATGTCCGCTGCTTGCGACTGTCAGATCATCAGCATTTGCTTGACCTTCAGTCGTCGTGCCTAGGAGCATACGGCCAGAGCTGTCTATCCGAAACGCTTCACTGTCGGCAGTGCTAAACAACATAAAGTCGCCGCTGTGGCCGTACATAATTCGTCCGGCTCTTTTTTCAGCGTTACTGCTAGTTCCATCAGCAAAGTGAATGGCCCCGAACGGAGTACCACCACCACTTCTGACAGTGATACCAGCATTCCCTGATTCGTCAGCTACAAGAAGATTTTGAGCACTTGCATCGTAAGAAGTATTATTTGCCGCTCCAATGCCAACGTTGCCGCTAATATCAGCCGCTCCATCAACATCCAACGAATCACATTGGACTTCACCGGTTACGTCGATGCCGTCAGCTTTAGTTTCAAACTTGACAGCGTTGTTGTAACGCAATGAAACTGAGCCGTCAGCAGTAAATGTGGCTAGCGTTTCGCCAGTATATTTAGACAACTTGACTTCATTGCTGCGAATATCAAGCCCACCAGTGCCAGCGTCATCAATATAAGAGGTGCTACCGTCGTGATAAATTCGAAGGTCGCTGCCAGTACCAAATCGTGCTTTTACGTTGTCAATAAAGTGCAGATTGTTGTTAGCAGCATCGTAATAAATCTGACCTCCATCAATGTCTAACGCTCCATCAACATCAAGCGAGTCGCACTGAACTTCGCCTGTTACGTCAATGCCGTCTGCTTTGGTGGCGAGTTTTTCACTACCATTATATGCTAATTTAACAAAACTATTTTCTACAGCATCAATCATTGCCTCAGAGTCATCAGCACTGTGTACTGAAAATCTGTTTGTTTGAGTAATTAAATTACCAGTCCCGCTATCTACAATTC